ATGTATTTTACTAATATTACGTGCTTTTTAAGTATTTGGGTAATTATTTTTATTTTTTAGGGTTTTTTCAGAAAAAATTAAACGATGTACTGCGCTATTATTTTTTAATTCTTTATTTGTTTCAATAGTGTTTGACAGAATAATACTTTAACTAGTTAATACTATAGTTACTTGTGTTTTTTTCTGTGTTTTCCGTAGACCCCTTTGAAAGAATAAAAGAATTACAGAACATTAGACTAGTGTAGCGTTTAATTTATTTTGTAAATCACATAATTTATATAATTAATTAATACTAATGCTTATAAGGCTAGATTTTGTACTTTAGTTCAATGGGGACCAAAATATACCGTGGTGGACAGGATTTAATAACAAAGTATGCTAAATCTCATACTTTTGCGACAGAAATGGAATTCGCAAGATTCCTACATGATTTAGAGCCTGCTAGAAGTATTAGTGCTTGGAGAGGTGCTATTCAGAGGTGGGTTAAGATAGACCCAAATAATACCTTTAAACATTTAGACCAAGAATATAGCGATGCTCTTACTACTAGTATTAGTCAGATTAGAGTTTATTATGATAAAGCGTCAGATATGTATGTTACTAAATTAAGTAATGAACTTACTGCTGTGAAGGGCGATGTACATAGAAATATGAAACACGCTTACTCTAAAGACGGTAAGAATATGACTTTAGATGAAATGAGTCGTGAATTTGGTGTTTCTCCTAGTTGGCTGTCTCAATACATAAAAGTTAGTGGTTGGACTCATGGTATGGATATATTTACTGATGAAGAGTTGATTGACACTCCCGAAGATGTGCTAATTAACACTTTACTAGAATCTAAAAGACAAGTAGTACTAGAAAAGGCAAATAAAAAATATTGGGCTAATATTAAGAAAGATGCTGAAATTTTTAACTCTATGGAAGAATATTGGATAGAGGAATTTAAAAGTTTGTTACCTACTCAAAACTTAGCACCTAAAAAAGTAAAATTACTAAATATGAAGAAAGTAAGACCATACGCAGTAGTTCTTTCTCCTACAGATTTACATTATGGTAAAGGTGGATGGATAGACGAAGTAGGTGAAGAATACTCTTTAGAAGAGGCTAGACATAGACTTCTTGACCGCACAAGTAATTTAATTAGTAGATTATCCGGTAAACCCGATAAAATTATAGTAGCGACAGGTAGTGATTGGTTTCACGTAGATAATGAAGCAGGTACTACTACTAGAGGTACACCACAAGATATGGCGGCTAGTCCGGCACAAATATTGATGGATGGTTGTAAATTAGCAAGAGAACACATAGATATGCTAAGAGTAGTATCCCCAGTAGAAATAGTATTTATGCGTGGTAATCACGATAGACATACTGCTTTAGCACTGATGATGTACTTAGATGCAGTTTATGAAAACGCTAAAGATGTAACTGTAGTAGTAAGTCCTAAAACTAGGCAGTATATTTCTTGGGGTAATAACTTATTAGGCTTTACTCATGGCGACGGAGTTAAAGGTGTTGATTTACCTGCAATTATGGCAACAGAAAAAAGGTCGGAGTGGGGATTATGCGAACACCACATTTGGTTCCACGGACATTTACATCACCAAAAACTTACTGAAACTAGTGGAGTAATTATAGTACAACTACCTAGTTTAGCAGGTCATGACCGATATCACTATCAAAAAGGCTATGTTATGTCTAGAGCAGGTTTGTGCGCTCACCTAATTGACAAAGAGTTAGGTTTAATAGGCAATCTATTCTCCCCGGTGGTATAATGGCAAATCTCAATACCGATTTCGCTATGGCAAGGAGTAAGAAAGATGTTTCATATTTTTATAGGTGGTTGGGATATACATGGGGAGAGCATATCGGAGAATGGATGGAGATGTATAGCACAAGAGGTGAGTCTCAAGTCCACAGGGTTTGTGTTATCGCACCCCGTGACCATAGTAAGTCTACTACTTTAAGGGTTAAACTATTACATTGTGCTTTGTTTGATAGATGGAGAAATAAACCTTTTACTTGTTGGTTATTCTCTGCAAGCAAGGATTTAGCAGTTAGAAGGCTAGAAGAAATTCGTGAAGACATGAAAAGACATCCTCAATTGTCTAGATACCTAAATAAGAAAAGAGGTAATAAATTAGAGTTACATTTTACTAATGGTGCTTGGATTCGTGCTACTTCTGTTGGGGCGGCTATTCGTGGAGAACACCCTGCCTGTATTGCTTTTGACGACGTATTAGATGATTCGGGTGAAATGAATTATAAAGTTCTAAGGGATTGGTTTAGAAAAAAAATTACTCCGATGTTGTCACCCGGAACATCAATTTACGTTGTAGGTACTCCTATGAGTATGATGGACTTGTATCACACAGATATGTTACAGAATGAACAATGGAAATCTAAAACGTGGTCTAGTGTTATTAATTGGGATGAATACAAAGCAAACCCCGATGAAGTAAAGCCTATAGAGTTATGGCCGGAATTTAGGCCTATTGACTTTCTATTAGAACAGAAACAGGCTATGGGAGAATTGTCTTTTATTCAAGAGTATATGTGTAAAGTTATAGATGATGAGGCCGCCGTGTACCCTCGCAACTTAACTAGGGCTAATTTAAACACAGATACTATATTTGAGCAAGAAAAACTTGATGGTTGTAAATATGTTGTTGGTTTTGACCCCGCACACGGTTTAGGTCAAGATTACAGCGTTATGGTTTGTTTAAAACAAGATAATGAAGGGTATGTACATTTAGTTAATTTATGGAGAAGAAATGATTTCCCACCGGACAAACAAGCCAATATGATGATTGAATGGAATAAAAGATATAGTACTCCTGCTTTTGCAGTTGAAGCCGTTGGATTCCAACAAATGTATGAAAGTCTATTAGCACAGAAAGGCGCTATTATAGATTACCGTGAAAGTAAAGTAAGTAATCGTACCTTAAAACAAGGGTTATTAAACCGGATGAGAGTATGGTTTGAACGAGAGATGATAGTGATGCCATTCGGAGATGATTTTACTCGCAAGCAAGTAAATATATTATTAGAAGAATTAGAAAGCCACGCATGGAAAAACGGGCTTATAGTAGACTTAGGTAGACATAACGATATTGCTATGGCCTTTGCTCATGCTTTAGACCAATTTACTTACAAAACTCCTGATATACCTGTAGTTATGAGAACTATGAAAAATGGTGAGTGGACAGGCGGTAAATCGGCTAGACCTCAACGTAGTGGTAATAGTTCTTTAGGTGGTAGAGTTATAAGGAGTAATAGATAATGCCAACAGTAAAAAATCGTGCTGGACCTAAAAAAAGGAGTATTGTGTATCGAGAGGCTTTAGATAAAGTTATTAACAGTTTCTTTATGAGCGACTGGTGTACATCAGACCAAATCGCATACGAAGCCAATAAACACATTTCAAATCACTGGACTCAGTTATCTACCTATAGTGTGTGTGCTATTCTTAGGACATACGAAAAAGACAACAAGATATCAGTCAAAAAGAAAGAGAAAAAATATTACCGAAAAAATATTTGAAAAAAAAATTCAAAAATCGCTTACAGTGGTTGGCGGTGTAGCATACCCTTAAGTAGTAGTTTTTGGGGGCGAGGCCGGTCGCCTTTACCTATATAAAGATGCCGATGATGCACCTATGGGTCACACTTATATACTAGTAAATGTAGGGTTATACAGGCCGAAAGGGGCCGAAAAATGGAGATGATATGTATGACGAATATAGAGAGACATGAAGCAACGCTAGAGATTGAAATTGACGAGGTAAAAGAGGTGAGAAAAATACACCGAGAAATATGCAGAGACTGTAATATTGTACAAATAAAATCAATGAGAAATCACATCAACAAAAAATTACTAGAGAATGTCATAGAGATATCACATATGCCATTATCAGAGATAGCCATAAACACCATGAGAATCAATGGTGTAAGACCAATTATTCAGCCTACAAAAGGCTCTATATCCTCATATAGTACTGTAAATATACCACTTAACAAAGTGCAAATTGTTGAAAAATCAACCAAAGCAGTAATGAATAATACTCGAAGAAGTCGATGTATTAAATGCACTAATGATAGATGTTTTATTCGTAGGCATGTATTAGATAATGGGAAATTAGGATTTAAAGGGGACACTATGGGCGGGGTATGTAGAGCGCCAATAACACTAGAAGAAGCAATAAGCGCGCCCGCATATTGGGATAACTCAAATCTACCAATGTTCAACCATAAAATCACTATGCTGACCATTGAAATGGTAGACGGTGTGTGGACTACACCTACTGTATATAGACAACCTAACCATACGGGCCTTTTCCAGTACTCCGGTATGAAGGGCGTGTCAGCAGTAGGGAACGAAAAATTAATCGCTCCTATGTACCGAAGAAATTTATCAATAACTACTACTAATTACGATGGTAAAAACGTTACAAAACAAATGCAAACATATCACAAAATGGCAGTAGCCCACTTTAACGGAATATTTGCGCTAGTAATGATTGCTAAAAATAGCGAAATAGAAGCATCTACACTATACGATTATCCACCCGTGGGAATAATCAACAATATAGGAGTTAGGGGGGTGAAAAAATAAACTCCCTTCAATTAAATATTCCTTCTAAATGGCTTGAAATAAATTTCGGTATTATCGGAATTTCTAAAGAAATTGATACAAATCAAATGTTTATCTACATAAATAAGCAAAAATACAAAATTGTAATATCCAAAAAACAAGATTTGGATAAAGTAATTTGGTCGGGGTGGATTTAAAAATGGAATCCGTTTTTGAAAAACCATGTCCTGTGTGTGGATTTACAATTCAATGGGGGTGGATATGCGAAACTTGTAATCAGTAATATTAATTGGGGGGAAACCCCCTTTTTTTATTTTTAATTCTAGCCCTACGAAGTAATGAATTAATTTAGCCCTACGAAGTAATAGTCATATTCCGTAGCCCTAGTGTTAGAGAGATTTTATTTATTATATTCATAAAAGTCTAAGAGAAAAAATAATACTTGATTGAGGCGTAAGTAGCCCCAACCAAGTTTTACGTATCTAGCCCTACGAACAAATCATTCGATATGATGATGGTCTATAGTTTCAACTATTTTTAAAATAATTAATTCTTTTACTGTCATTTCCAAATTATCTTTTAAATCTTCATCTGTTATTGATATATCTGCGGTCATAGTAATTTGCATTTCTATTGTATCCATTTATCTCTCACCTCCTATTATAAACTACCCTAGGGGTGTTCGCACTTAAAGGTATTTCTCACTAGGTGTATTTTACTACACCACTATAATTAAGCCCTACGAAGTTTCTATATTTATTTTTAGCCCTACGAAGTAATGCCCGTATTTTGTAGGGGTGCTATGTTAGAGAGAAAATTAGAGAGAAAATCACAAAATATATTTTATATATATATAATATAAAAGAGAGAATAAGAGAACGCGAAGAGGCAGGCGTAAGTAGCCCAACCCCTTCGTTTACGTGTTAACCTATACTAACCATCACTTATGGTCTTGGAACGACGTAGGGCTATGCCAGTGGTGCATTCGGGCTATCGTATCTAATGCGTCTAAGTCATTCAGTATATGCCTCATGATTTCTGCATTATCAATATCCAAAACTCCGCCGGCGGCTCTAGTCATACCGCTTGAAATTAAAGCCTCCAATAATGTTATCATAACCCTAGCGCTTCCTGTACCATAGTTACTCCTTTGGTAGTTAGCAAACCAGTTAATTAATTCTTGTGTGTTCAATATATCACCTCCTAACGCCACAGGAGCAGGATTAACCCCTACGAAGTTATCGCAGGTCTTAGTGTCCGTTTTGCTCCACATCAATCTAAGCACAACCCAATTTGCTTATGAACTTAGTGGTCTTATGTGTGGTTGTTGCATCACTAGCCCTACGAAGTTTATAGCACTAAATATTAGCCCTACGAAGTTTTACTTGAAAACAGTAGGCCTATATTTAGAGAGAATTTATTTATTATATTCATAAAAAGTCTAGAGAATTAAAAATAGAATTGAGCGAGGAAATCCCCGCCCAATTTTTTCGTATATCTGAACTAATCTGATATGATTTTTCAATCATCTCAAAGTGATTTTAGACCAATGACTAACGCCATCATAAAAGCCTTCAAAATCGAACCCACTGGATACAAGTACTTTTCTTGTTGTGTCAGTGTACACGGGTGCTACTGGGTAGCCCCACGAGTTCAATCCATCAGCCTTGATGTCTTTGGCAGTTAATATTTTTGTTCCTACAATATAATTTCTCATTTTCATTTCTCCTAATTTCGCTTTTCACGTTTACGCCCATGTCGTCGGGTAAACTGTCCTCTCGTTATTTGCTTATAAGTACTTCCCTTTAGCCCTACGAAGTTACTTAGTGTATTATTTACAGTGTTTAGTCCTACGAAGTATTGTACAATTTCTGTAGGGTTTATATTAGAGAGAATTTATTATATATATTCATCAATATGTATAGAGAGAATTAGAGAGAAAACACCTCTTAAGTCAGCGTAAGTAGCCGACTTGAGAGGTTTACGTATTATTCTCGGTCTGAATATTATTCAAACTCAGTGTCTTCTATTTTAGCATAATCTTGCCATAATAATGTTTTAACACTATCATTCATTATGCTAGTATTTAGCATAACTTCTGATATATCATTGACCATAAATAATATATCTGTTAATGTCAATAATGCTTGTTTGTGGGACATTTCTTTTAGGTCGATTAACTCATATACCTTATCTGATATTTCAAGTTCTATTGCATCTTTATCAGTCCATATTCCACGCATTATTTCAATCATTTCTTGTGTATCCATTTTATCGTATTCATCCATTTATCTCTTACCTCCTATTACAAACAACCCTAGCGACCTTAGCATATAAAGGTTGGTATTCACTAAGTGTAGTTTTTACACCTAGTGTATTTTAGCCCTACGAAGTTTAGTCCTACGAAGTTTAGCCCTATAATCGTAGGCCTACAATTAGAGAGAAAATATAGAGAGAATTTTCACACTTTTATTTTATACATTTATGTTATAAAAGAGAGATGAGAGAGAGAAAATAACCCCTACGAAGTTATAGGGATATTTCCCCCATTGTTTTGAAGTCGAAAATTGCTTTTTGATTTTTTCTATTTCCCATATTTTCAGCCTGCTCTAAATTATTTGTTAAAAACACTGTGTCAATAACTAAACAACCGTCTTGAACCCAACCGCCGAAGGTTGGGAATAGTGGCATTAATAGTTCATTCATAGTGTTGAAATACATATGGATTTTATTTAATCCGGCGTTCAACGCGGTCTTCAATTCATGGTTGTTAGTAAATGGCATCTTGAAGAAGTTATCTTGATAGGTACCCACACTATAACGCGCGTATTGAGTATAATTGTCTTGATTAACTAATACATTTTTTTTACTAATAAAAGTGAATCCTTCAGTCTCATTAATGGCGGTCATCATTTTAACTCTTTGGAGTATTGGCACGGGTTCCATGTTTTAAGTCTCGTCGTGCATTTGATATAAAGGTTTCTATTTTAGGTCTACGAAGTAGTAATACACCCGAAGGGGAAAACAT